CATTGGCGTGAAGACTGACAATACTAGAAGGAACCTGTTCCTCTGTAGTTGGGCTGAACACGAACGACTGAACCGTCAGGAGCATATCTTGACACAGAGTCATCGCGTGTGTTAGGCTGGTCCAAACAACGAAAGGAACAAACATGTCCGATATGACATGGCTGTTTGTGTCCGATGTCCATTTCCCGAATCATGACAGGCGTATGCTAGACTTGTGGTTCGATGTGATGGATTATCTGAAGCCAGGAGCTATTGACCTGCTCGGAGACATTGATGACGCAGACGGAACGGGCCGGTGGGCAGAAGGAACTTCACGAGAAGGATTCTCCCAGAATGACCCTGGTGTCACAGGTACACGAGACTTCCTAGCGGAAATCCATGCAAAGGCTCCAGATGCTGACAAACACTTTTTCGATGGTAACCACGGTTGGCATCGACATGTAAAGTGGCTGGACAAGAACAATCCACAATCTCTTGAAGATGGACTGTATACTCCAGAAAGCATCTATGGTGTTGCTGCCAATGGATTCGTATGGCATAATTATTTGGAGAGGCCAACCGAACGATATGGCAAGATTTACGCTCATCACGGAGTAAGTATTTCTCAATACTCTGCTGAGTCTGTGCGTAATGATGTCAAGAAGTTCGAAGTCTCTCTGATTCGAGGCCATTCACACCGACAGGGCTATTATGCCCATACTGCTCCGCTGGAAGACCGCACAGTACGTGGCTGGGAAATCGGTCACATGTGCGTACCAACAGGACAGGATTATGACCTGTCACCTGACTGGCAAGCTGGGTTCGCTTATGGCGTAGTATCTGGCGACGAAGTATTCATTGACCTTGTGCCAGTCATTAATTACCGTTGTAACATCGGTACAAAGGTATTCAGCGGATAGATAAGACCTCCCATGCTATAATAAACAAAAAGGGCAAGGGAGGTTTAGTCTTTGAGAACAAGTAAGTTTTGGAAGGATGCATTTGAGCGTGCAGTAAAGACATTTGCTCAGTCCGGAGTGGCAATTCTCGCTCTAGCTACAGGTCTTCTTGACGTGAGCTGGACACAGGGTCTTTCTACAGCAGGTCTGGCAGCGCTCATTTCCCTGCTTACTTCTGTAGGTTCTGCTGGTGTTGGCAGCTCCGAAAGTGCATCCCTTGTCGTTGATACAAAGGACAAGGTGCCAACAATTGAACCATAAGAAGTGTGGCGGAAGAATATTCATCGATAGAGTCTTTTACGATAAGAATCATTTGGAGATTGACTGCATTGAGTGCGAAGCCCGATAGATGCTCGATAAGACCAAGAACAAGCTAGCTCAATGGCTGATGGCGAGAGAGAAAAGCCACTCAGCAACGTTTGCTAGGTGATAGACCAAGTGCTATACTCGACATAGCACACCCCTGCGTACGCAAGTGCGCAGGGGATTTATCATTTGGAGACCTTATGGGAAAGGAAAAGCGGCCGAAGAAGAGGCTGGTAGAAAATTATTTCTTCCTGGATGGTATCCCTCATAAGAGGCTTCAGGTAAATCGTGGAGCCGACACGCTACTGGCGTGGAACTACATTGACAAGAAGACAGTCATGTATGTACTGTCTGTTGCAAGGCGTAACATGCAAAGAGCCTACAAGGGTTCTGACGTTCAGAGGATGCTTGGCAGGCACAGAAACAGTCTCCTTCTTTACAGAAAAGAAGGAAAGATTAGACAGCCTTTCCGACTCTATAGCCTAGATGGTGAAGAGAGACCGGGAACGTATCTGTGGTCTGAGAAGGATATTCTGGATTTGCATGAGTATTTGGTTAATACAGGATATGGCGCACCACGTAAGGATGGGCTACCATCTGCAACGTACAACCTTCCTTCACGAACCGAGCTACTTGCCATGATGCGCAACGATGTGGTTCTATACACAAAGACCAGAGATGGCAACTATACGCCGGTCTGGCGAGAAAATGATTGGTAGGTCAGATGGCTACAGCTAAATACACTCCGTTCGGTGACAAGCTGAATCCTGCAATTGCTATTATTCAGGCAGCGAATGCTCTGGACGTTGCGGCTAAGTTTGCTATGGAAACACGAGACTCTAGGGCACTTACAGACATTGCTCGGAGCTGGGTTGAAATCAGCGGCAGGCTGGGGTACGATGACGAAGAGGAGGACGACGCCACCGAAGAGACGGAGGACGGTCGTCCGTTTGGTTTCTCAGTAGTGAGTGATATCGAAGACAAGGAGGAAGAAGATGGCGCAGTCAGTGAGTGCTGAGATTGGTGTAACAAAGAATCTCGGCAATTTTGAGAGTGTCAAGGTAACTGTTGGGCTTGAAGATTATGTCAGGAATGGCGAGACCTTCGACCAGGCATATGAGCGAGTCTTTGCAAAGGTGGAAGACAAGCTTGCTGATAAGATTGCCAAGGCAGTCAAGGACTTGACTGGTAAGGAGATTTCAGAACTCTAATGGCCAGGAAGCAGAAGAGTCCAAGGGCGAAGGCATTCGAGCTTATCGGTGTCTACAAAAAGCTCTTTAAGGAGCGATACAACCGGGCTCCCATTGTAAACAGCAATGCTCTACAGTGGGGTTTCATGGCTGCAATCGATGACCTTGAGTATGGTAACGCAAAGAAGGCTCTTGAATACTTCTTCACTTGCGACTCTCCTGGTCACGATGTTCAGATTTTTCTTAACAAGTATGACAAGCTCCATGAGAACAGGCTGAAGGTAGTCGAAGACGCCCGGAAGCGAGTAGAACGTCTGCGCAAGACGGCAGCTCTCGTAGCTGCTATGGAAAAGAAAAATGAGGAGGCAGTAAGTGGCGACGACTGAGGCAAAGCTCATTAACGCCATCTGTGGTTCAAAGCAGGTGGCATCCCTACTCGCTGACAACGTTGATGACCTATTCGTGGCGCACAAGGACGTCTGGCTTGGACTGCGTAAGTATTACATGCAGTTCAAGGCTATTCCAGATGTCTCTGTGCTCCAGGAGCGATTCGGTCTTCTTGAGGCAGTAGATGTAAAGGGAGAACCTGAGTATTACCTTGATGAACTGAAGAATGAGTACCTTCGTACTCGAATGACTGAAATTATGGGCAAGGCTGACAGCTTTCTGGATACAGAGGCTCCAGCACGAGTTCTGGCCAAGCTATCTGCCGAGCTTGGTAAACTGAATAAGTTCACTAACAACGTACGAGACCTTGACCTCATGGATTATGAATCCGCTGAGCGTCACTTTGAATCTGTTCGTGAACGGGCGGCGGCAAATGGTTCACCTGGTATTCCTACAGGTATCAAGGCCATTGACGCTGCTTATCCTACAGGTATGGCACCTGGTCACCTCATCGTGGCTATTGGCTGGCCTGGTAAGGGAAAGACTTGGTTCACTTCCTACCTTGCTTGCAAGGCTTGGGAACGTGGATTCAAGCCTATGATTGTCTCACTCGAAATGTCTCCTGAGAACATGCGAGACCGAATTTATACTCTTATGGGTTCTGGTCTGTTCTCAGCGACCGATTTTGCTCGTGGTCAGATTGACATCGACAATTTCCGTGCTTGGGGTCAGAAGAAGTTGACTGGCAAGCCTGAATTCATCATCGTTTCTAACGAGGGTGTTGGCGATGTTACTCCTAACACTGTTCAGGCCAAGATTGAGCAGCACCGTCCAGACCTGGTAATCTGTGACTATCACCAGCTATTCTCAAACAACAACCGTTCAAACTCTCCTGTAGAGCGTGCAATGGGTGTTTCACGAGAGTTCAAGCAGCTTGCAATCACGAATAACATTCCTCTGATTGACATTACTGCTGCAACTGCTGATGACACGAACAGCACCAAGACTGCTCCGATGCTTAACCAGGTTGCCTGGTCAAAGGCTATCGAGTACGATGCTGATATGGCGTTTGCGGTTCACCGTGACCCTGACAGTGGTCTTATGCAGGTCATTTGTCGTAAGAACCGTCACGGTTCAGACTTTGAGTTTGAGATTGATGCAGACCTCGATAAGGGTGTCTGGAAGGAATCCTACGGCGGTTTCTGATGCACAGCAATGTCAAAAGGTTTCAGGTGGAGGGCGTCATTCTTGATGATGCCGATTTTCCACGGCTGAGAGCACAATTTGAAGACATGCTGGTAAAGGAAATGCGCGGTGGTGGATATGTCCCAGTGCTAGACTTGGGACCATACTTCTCAACTGAATATAGACAAGACAGCAATTACGACTTTACCATAACAGCCTATGGAATATACGTTGGGAGGAGAAAATCTTGGGAAATTCATGGGATAGTGAATGGGCGTCCAGTGTCAATGACTACACAGAAGAACAAATCTCAGTAGTCATTCAGGGCATTGGCGTGGATGTAGAAGGCGAGACGGGAAACGACTTTTTGTGCTACTGCCCATTTCATGGAAACACGGATACCCCAAGCTTCTCCGTATCCAAGCGCAATGGCACCTACATCTGCTTCAACGCTGCCTGTGCCGAATCAGGAAATCTTACTGGGCTCGTCATGAGGATGAGAAAGTGCAATCTCATGGAAGCCCTTAGATTCATCCTGAAGCACAAGGATACTCGACGCGTTAGCCTTGCAGAGCGTAGGCAGAAGAGGTTGGCAAGTCCAGGAGACTTCAATATCTTTCCTGATGAGCCATTCGACCGTATGTACAATGACTTCTGGGCATATCCAGAGGCTGTAAGGTACATGGTCGAAGACAGGGGATTCGAAGAGGAAACTCTAGAACACTTCAGAATTGGCTACTCTGCACGTAACGAAATGGTTATTGTTCCCATGCATTCTCCTGATGGAAAGCATGTGGGCCTCATCGGTCGTAGTATCGAGGGAAAGAGATTCAAGAATTCACCTGGCCTGCCAGTTTCACGAACGATGTGGAATCTGAACAGAGCAAGGGCGGCCGGTAATGCAGTGGTGGTTACAGAAGCATCATTCGACTCAATGAGAGTACATCAGGCTGGTTACCCTTGTACGGTAGCATTGCTTGGTGGACACCTCAGTACAATTCACATTGAGTTCTTCAATCGATACTTCGATACCGTCATCATCATGACCGACTTCGACAGAAAAGAAGACCACATTTCCCCGGTGTGTAAGAAGTGTCGTGGTAAATGTACAGGTCATAATCCAGGTCGTGACCTCGGAAAGGCTATTGCAGATGCCCTTCCTCGTAAGAGAATCAAGTGGGCTTCACATGGCTTCAAAGAGGTTTATCCCAATGGAGTAAAGGATGCTGGAGGTATGCATGACAGTGAAATTAAGGCATGCATTCAGAATTCAGTATCAAACTTTGAGTATCGCAGGTGGGGCTTGTACTAAGAGTCCCATTCTGCTATACTAAACATTAGTAGGTTCTAGGTAGCCTCGAATAAATACAGGAGATTATAAACTAAATGTCAACTCTAAAGGGTCTAGCAGCTATCCGTGCTTTTGGCGAAAAGCAGGCGCAGGCTGCAAAGGAACGTGAAGACCGTCTAAACGCACCGAAGGTTGAGTACCTGAACCTGAATGATGGTCAGAGCGTTAGGGTTCGATTCCTTCAGGAAGTCGACCCAGAATCAGAGGGCTATGACAAGGCTCGTGGAACCGGCACTCTTGCCGTTGAGCACGTCGTCTATGTCAAGTCTCTGCGACGCATGTACCGTGCTTCTTGTACCATTGAGGACGAAGGCCGTTGCTATGGCTGTGAGCGTGCTCGTGCTGGTGACAAGGAATTCGGTCAGAAGCGTAACTACTACATCAATGCTCTCGTTGATTTCATGGATGGCGAAGAGCCTCGTACGATGATTGTTTCACGAGGAATGGGTTCAACCTTCTTCGCGCAGCTTATCGAGGAAGTAGAGCCTGACGTTCCTGACGGTCAGCCTAATTCCCTGACTGAGCTGAACTACAAGATTACCCGAAAG